TTATGCTTTCTTTGCATCCTCAAAAACCTCAGGGTGGGACAAATTTGGGACATCGTCACCCAATATGTCGTCAATTTTCCTCGCGTGCTCTGTCAAATGATTAGGTGCAAGGTGTGCGTACCTACGCACCATTTCGATAGACTCCCAGCCGCCCATTTCCTGAAGTACTGACAGTGGTACACCTGACTGAATTAACCAACTGGCCCAGGTATGGCGGAGGTCATGAAAACGGAAATTTTCAATTCCTGCCCGACGACATGCTGTTAACCACGATGTGTTATAGTCCAGGCGCATCTTTCTGATGCTTGGTGTCATTGTCCCGTCAGGCCTTCTGGCAGCAGTGGTATAAACAAACACCCAGCGGTGATGTTTGCCTATTTGATCACGCAACACCTTGCAGGCAGTGTCATTCAGTGCGACCCCAATAGCGCGGTTTGACTTACTGTCTTCAGGGTTTACCCAGGCAACACGTCGCTGCATATCGATTTGTTGCCACTCCAGATTAATAATGTTTGATCTCCTCAGGCCAGTTGCCAGTGCAAATTTAACTACAGATTTCAGGGGATCAGAACATGCATCAATGAGTCTCCTGGCTTCTTCTTTTTCCAGCCATCTCACGCGTTTGTTTTTTACGGCAGGTATTTTGATTACAGGTGCTTTTTCAAGCCATTTCCAGTCTCGCTCTGCGGCGCGCAGAATAGCCTTGATCATTGCCAGGTGTGTTGCTTTTGTTTGCGTGCTCACCGATTTAGGTATATAGGCTGGTGGTTCTTTCCCTTTTCTTAATGCAGCCTCCACCTGCAACTTCCATCTCTCCTTTGTTTTTCGGTTATACGCTTTGCTGATAACTGAGTAGATCATTGCCTCCGATATATCCTTAATCCTTATTCCCTCGAAATGCTCAATCCAGAATGCGATTCTGGATTTATCGAAATCGATGGATTTCTTGTCGGCTTTTTCCTCAAGCCATCTCAGGCAGGCTTCTTCGAAAGTGACATCTGGCATATCCCCCAGTCTGTCTACTCGCCAGAGTTCTGCTTTTCGCTTGTCGTGCAACTCCTGAGCTTGCCGCTTGTCCTTTGTGCCAAGAGACTCCTTAATTCGCTTCCCGCCCGGGAGCGAGTACGAGGCGTACCATATTTCACCTCTGCGGAAGAGTGACATTTTCTTTCCTCTGTTATGCCATCACCCGCGCTCACCTGGACAGTATGCAGCGGTGAATGAAGTGCTGCAATGCAGGCTTGCCGGGTTGTGAGATAAGGTGATCTTTTACCGGAAGAATTTTTTCGGGTTGCCTGTAGTCGGCCCGTTCGTATCCAGTTAACAGCTGTTGGCCTTGATATCTTGAGAAACTTACAGGCCTCTTTGAGGGTGATACTGTGTGAATCCATATTTTCGCCATTAAAAACCGCCCGAAGGCGGTTGTCAGTTGATTGATATGCGGCGCATTTTTCGAAGGCTGGCAATATGCTTTTCCTTCTCAATTTCTGCTTTAATCATGTGTAGTTCGTTGTGATCGATTCGCTCAAATTCTGCATTAAATGCGCTAATTGAAGCGGCTCTGGTTCTCCCATCCAGCCTGCGGAAGATTACCTGCGTCAGAGTGATTTTGCAGACTTCAACCGGATAGTTGTTGGCATCGACGAAAGACTGCCCGCGCTGGATTAGAACGAACACCGGTAGTATTCCTTAATTGTCATATCATTTGCACCTCGTTGCTACTGGCTATCGCCATTGCTCCCCAAATACAAAACCAATTTCAGCCAGTGCCTCGTCCATTTTTTCGATGAACTCTGGCACCATTTCGTCAAAACCAGCCATGTATTTTTCATCCCGCTCAATCACGACATAATGCAGGCCTTCACGCTTCATACGCGGGTCATAGTTGGCAAAGTACCAGGCATCTTTTCGTGTCACCCACATGCTGTACTGCACCTGGGCCATGTAAGCCGATTTTATGGCCTCGAAACCACCGAGCCGGAACCTCATGAAATCCCGGGAGGTAAACGGGCATTTCAGTTCAAGGCCGTTGCCGTCACTGCATAAACCATCGGGAGAGCAGGCTGTACGCATACTTTCGTCGCGATAGATAATCGGGGATTCAGTAACATTCACGCCGGAGGTGAACTCAAACAGGACTCTGGCGTCGTTCTCGTATTGTTTTCCCCAGGCCAGTGCTTTGGCATTAACTTCCGGAGCCACACCGGTGCAAACCTCAGCAAGCAGGGTGTGGAAGTAGGACATTTTCATGTCAGGCCATTTCTTTCCTGAGCGGGGTTTTGCTATCACGTTGTGAACTTCTGAAGCGGTGATGACGCCGAGCCGTAATTTGTGCCACGCATCATCCCCCTGTTCGACAGCTCTCACGTCGATCCCTGTACGTTGCAGGATAATGTCCGGTGTCATGCTGCTACCTTCTGCTCTGTGACTTTCTGTTTCAGGAATCCAAGAACCTTCACAGCTTCAGCCTGTGTTAGTTCTGAAGATGTGTAAATGTTGCGGCGAAAAATCTGGGAACAGAGCGGCAACAGGTCGTCATCCCACGTTTTTTCCATGGAAGTAAGAAGGGCGTTAATTTCCGACATGGTTTCTTCGTTAACCGGGGTGATGTCGCGTTCCGGCTGACGTTCTGTAGTATATGCAGTATTTTCGACAATACGCTCGGCTTCATCCTTGTCATAGATGCCAGCAAATCCGAAGGCCAGGCGAGCACACTGAATCATGGCTTTGTGCCGTAACATCCGTTTGGGATGCGACTGCCACGGTCCGGTGATTTCTCTGCCTTCGCGGGTTTTGAATGGTGCGCGGCGACATTCATCCATCCACTCGGTAACGCAGATCGGGTGATTGCGATCTTTGCGGTAAATCCGGCATGTACAGGACTCATTGTCCTGCTCAAAGTCCATGCCATCAAACTGCTGGTTTTCATTGATAATGCGGGACCAGCCATCAACGCCCACCACCGGAACGATGCCGTTCTGCTTATCAGGGAAGGCGTAAATTTCTTTCGTCCACGGATTAAGGCCGTACTGGTTGGCAACGATCAACAATGCGATGAACTGCGCATCGCTGGCATCGCCTTTAAATGCTGTCTGGCGAAGAGTGGTGATCAGTTCCTGTGGGTCGACAGAATCCATGCCGACACGTTCAGCCAGCTTCCCAGCCAGCGTTGCGAGTGCTGTACTCATCCGTTTTATACCTCTGAATCAATATCAACCTGGTGGTGAGCAATGGTTTCAACCATGTACCGGATGTGTTCTGCCATGCGCTCCTGAAACTCAACATCGTCATCAAACGCACGGGTAATGGCTTTTTTGCTGGCCCCGTGACGTTGCAAATGATCGATGCAGAGTGATTCAAACAGGTGCTGGGGCAGACCTTTTTCCATGTCGTCTGCCAGTTCTGCCTCTTTCTCTTCACGGGCGATCTGCTGGTAGTGACGCGCCCAGCTCTGAGCCTTAAGACGATCCTGAATGTAATAAGCGTTCATGGCTGAACTCCTGAAAATGGCTGTGAAAATATCGCCCGCGAAATGCCAGGCTGATTAGGAAAACAGGAAAGGGGGGTTAGTGATTCAGGCCGTTACCGCGTCCGTCGAGAAAAACTTCTACGAGCAAATCACGGGTATAAGTGCGCTCGATGCCGCGATGCAGATAAAGCCGTCCGCGTAAATTAGCTGATGCAGTCCAGGTACCATCTTTGTGTTTGACCAGCATTCCTGGCATGACCGCGCCGCGATTAACGGTCTGTGTTCCGTAATGTTGATGAACCATAAAAACTCCTGCCCGTAAGCTGGGCTGCTGAACATATAGAGACTTCTGCGCGTATTCAGGCGGTGGATGGCCGCCGGTTGTCATAACTAAGCCGCCTCGTTGAAGCGACTGAGGTATGAAATGTTGAGTTAATTTCAGCTGGTCACACCGACGTTCACGCGTCCGTTTCACCCCTCGCACTCCCCGAAGCCTGCTGAAATTCAAACTGCGGATCTAAGCGGTCATCGCAACGGTGAATCAGGTGGTTGCCGTATCGTTGTGTTGTTGCGATATGGTGATAATAGCTATTGCTATTGGTGATATCAATACTTATTGCTATTGACTGATGTGTTTTGATATTAAATGTTTGATAGCAAAAAGAATTAATTTTGTGACTTGCATCGCATAGCGATAACTGAAGCAGGGATGTGGTGGTTTTTTGAGCGGTGTGTGATGAGGGGAGGGGACAAAAGAAAACCCGGCACGGTGGCCGGGTTATTAATTAAATTAGTCAGTTTTTTCTACTGTAACATAGAGGCAGCATTCAGCATCTTTTCGTAATATGAACGCATGTCTTCTTTGCTATATGCGTTGATAAGATTATCAGCGTGTTTTTCCAGTAGATTTAGCTGCTGTTTTGCTGACTTTTCTTGTGCTGTCGTTTCAGCGGCAAAAATTACAAATGAATCAATATTTGAATTGTATAATTCGTAGGCTTTAGTAATTGTTAAAACACTTATCGCAGCTTCACCCATTTGTTTTTTTATATTTTCAGAACGAAAATCTAATGTTTCTGTAAGATGGTATTTGCCATTTTTTAACAAAAAATCTGCAACTAACCCTTCTTCATTACTAATTGGATAATTAGCTACGATTTTATGTTGGGAAAGATCTTCAAAATACTTACTGAAAATTCCATGTTGTATAAAGGTGGATTTTAATTCAGAAAAAACCTTTTTTTTCAACTGTTTATGTGGCTGTTTTTGTGGGTTTACTAACCGATTCATTAGATCAGTAACTTTAGCTTCGTAATCTTCGTTGGCTTGAAGAGTGAACATGCCAAATGACGATAACGATAATGCTCCCTTAAAAAGACAAGGAAGAAGTTCAGCATTGTTGATTTTTTGTGACAAATCAAAAAGCGAGGTCGAAAGATCCTCTAAGTAATCTAAGGTAAGATCTTTGTCAATCGCTTTAAGTTTTGAAACTGAATTGAGCATACGTACGTCTATGTCAGAGTCATGGTAAACGATCAAACCAACGTTAATCGTTTCACCTTTCTCTAAGTTCGGTGTAACTCTGATTAAGCTGTATTTGAAAGTTTTCAAGATGTTATCTCCAGTCTTATGGCATTTAGCCTATCGATTCGCTCCTCGCTGTCCCACCACTTCAAAAAATACTCCTTATGCATTGGTGGCATCCATGCTTCAGGCATAGAGTTAAGTATATCAGATATAGCCTCAACTCCAATTTTTTCAATTTTGTCAAGGACAGATAATGCGCACTTTCTCAGATCATCAGTGTCGCCAATGAATTGTTTAGCAATCGTCCAGTTTGTTGTTGTACTGGAGTCTGTTGGTAGTATATGAGGGGTATTTCGTGGCCAGCCTATAACAAAAGAGCTTAGACTAAAATCGAATGTTTTAACTATAACATTGCCTCGGGTGTTTTCCATGTATAAGTAGTTGTTGAGGTGTCTGTCAATGTTATATACAAACTGATCAAATGCATAAATTGCCCAGAGTTGCTTCTTTAAGGATTCAGAAGCATTTGAGAGCAAATTTATCCATTGAGGACTATTGAGACCAGATTTCCAGGCTGAAAACTCTATGCGAGAGCCAAAAACATACTCCCCATTAGCAATACACTTGAGAATTTTGCACACAGGTGTAGCGATGCCGCATTTTTCAGCTAAATTTGTGCAAAACCATTCCGCTGCCGGTACTTGAGTTGGGTTTTGTACAGGAAAAGGTGGGGTGGAGCGCATGCTTTTAACTGCATATTCCATTTCATCAGTGGCAATAGCGAAACCAGAAAGGTGTGCTGTGCCTAAGCTTGAAGGTGTATATTCATGAAATTCTAATTCAAACAAACTTCCTTGCTCTGGTTTCACTTCATCAGTGTTTGACTCTTGTTCTTTCGTCATCAACTTTTTTCCCCAAATCGAAGACATGCGGACCTCTTAAATTTGAACAACATCATAATGATTAGCTAATCCGCTACCCATGCTTCCTATACGTCTGCGGCATGCTCCCAATAACCTTACCGAAGATGAACACCCGGTTCATCTCGTCTTTCTCGATCGGGTCCCACGGTGAGTAGCTCTTGTTATCAGAGATAACCAGCAGCTTATCCTTCATCATTTGCAGACGCTTTACATGGGCTGTGTCGTCGTACAGAAACGCATAGATACCATCACCGTCGAAAGATTTAACCGTGATATCAACGAACAGCAGATCACCTGGTTCGATCGTTCCTGACATGCTGTCACCACGCACGTTAATGATGCGGATATTTTCCGCCTTCCTGCCATCGAACATGTGACGAGCATCGTCAAACGAGTACTCAACCGAGCGTAGAACTTCTACAAACTCACGGTTGATTACACCCGGCCCGGCACTGACTTCTATATCAAGAACGTCAATTTTGAAGTATTTGGAATGGCTGACAGCAGGCTTCCCTGATTGTTGACCGTCATTTCTCATCGGGCCTATGCCTGATGAGAGCCATTCTGTTCGAACACCCAATGCATTAGCTATTTCAACAATTTTTGTTGAGCCGCGCGCGTTGCCGCTTGTCAGTCTCCAGATTGTGGGTTGAGCTACGCCAGACGCCTTTGCAAGAGCGCCTTGAGACATTCCAGATTGTTCCATCGCTAGGTTTAAGCGATCAGCAAGAGTTTCTTTTTTCATAAGTTTTAATTTATACGCTTGCGTATTGATGGTCAAAACACGTTTTGCTATTGCTTGGATTAATACGCATTGCTATTATTCATTCATTGCAATACCAATAGGAATTGATAATGACAAATCAAACCATTCAACTCGCAATCAGTATTACAGGTAGTCAAAAACGACTGGCAGATCTATGCGGTGTAGCCCAACCCACTGTTTGGCGTTGGCTACACGGTGGCGGAATTGATGCCCGCTATGTAATGAAAATTGTCTCAGCCACTGGTGGAAAGATTAAACCAGCAGATATTCGTCCCGACCTCGCACCATTGTTTAACGCGAGTAATTCTGCCGCCTAAACTGCGGCGTTAACTGATAAGGCAATGACTATGCAACCACTTACATACCAACAGACTAGCGGATTTATCCCGACTGCGGTGATAAATCGTTCTCAAATAAAACAGGTGCCAGGCCACGAAAAAATCCGTGATGCCATCCGCGCCTGGTCGGCTGTAGATAATCAGGATGTCGTTGCCGCACTCATTGTGAATGAGTATCGAGCACAGGGCGGCGGCACTATCGATTTTTCTGATGATGTCAGTCGTGCACGCCAGAAGCTGTTCCGCTTTCTCGATAACAAATTCGATTCTGAAAAATACCGAAATAACGTGCGTGAACTGACTCCAGCAATTCTGGCAGTACTACCGCTGAAATATCGCGGCCACCTGGTTGAGCAGGATAGCTTCATGGCTCGGCTGGCTGAAATGGAAAAGGAACTCAGTGAGGCAAAACAGGCTGTCATTCTCAACGCACCACGCCACCAGAAACTGAAGGAGATGAGTGAAGGCATTGTGTCGATGTTTCGTGTGGACCCGGATTTGGCTGGTCCACTGATGGCGATGGTCACCACCATGCTGGGGGCAATATGACAGGTTCAGAAATGGCGAAAGCCGGTCTGCGCGAACAGAACCGACTTTCAGGTGCAAATCGTAACACACTCATTGCGGGAGGAATTATGGCAAACACTGCTGAGATATTCAATTTTCCAGTGCCGGATGTGGCACAAAAGGAGCCGCGCGTGGCAGATCTCGATGATGGTTATACGCGCATTGCAAATGAGTTGCTGGAAGCTGTGATGCTGGCCGGATTAACACAGCACCAGCTTCTGGTCTTCCTGGCTGTCATGCGCAAAACATATGGCTTTAATAAAAAACTGGATTGGGTGAGCAACGAGCAACTTTCCGAATTGACCGGGATATTGCCGCACAAGTGTTCTGCTGCAAAAAGCGTTCTGGTAAAGCGTGGGATTCTTATTCAGAGCGGGCGGAATATCGGCATTAATAATTTGGTCAGTGAATGGTCAACATTACCCGAATCAGGTAAGAAAAATAAAGTTTACCTGAAAGAGGTAAATTTACCTGAATCAGGTAAGAAAAGTTTACCCAAATCAGGTAAAGGCGTTTACCCGAATCAGGTAAACACAAAAGACAAACTAACAAAAGACAATATAAAACCTTTTTCGTCCGAGAATTCTGGCGAATCCTCTGACCAACCAGAAAACGATCTTCCTGTGGAGAAACCAGATGCTGCAATTCAGAGCGGCAGCAGGTGGGGGACAGCAGAAGACCTGACCGCCGCAGAGTGGATGTTTGACATGGTGAAGACCATCGCGCCATCAGCCAGAAAACCGAATTTTGCAGGGTGGGCTAACGATATCCGCCTGATGCGTGAACGTGACGGACGTAACCACCGCGACATGTGCATGCTGTTCCGCTGGGCATGCCAGGACAACTTTTGGTCTGGTAACGTGCTGAGCCCGGCCAAACTTCGCGACAAGTGGACCCAACTCGAAATCAACCGTAACAAACAACAGGCTGGCGTGACAGCCGGAAAACCAAAACTCGACCTGACAAACACAGACTGGATTTACGGGGTGGATCTATGAAAAACATCGCCGCACAGATGATTAACTTTGACCGTGAGCAGATGCGCCGGATCGCCAACAATATGCCGGAACAGTACGACGAAAAGCCGCAGGTACAGCAGGTAGCGCAGATCATCAACGGTGTGTTCAGCCAGTTACTGGCAACTTTCCCTGCGAGCCTGGCTAACCGGGATCAGAACGAACTGAACGAAATCCGCCGCCAGTGGGTTCTGGCTTTCCGGGAAAACGGGATCACCACAATGGAACAGGTTAACGCAGGAATGCGCGTAGCCCGTCGGCAGAATCGACCATTCCTGCCATCACCCGGGCAGTTTGTTGCCTGGTGCCGGGAAGAAGCATCCGTTACCGCCGGGCTGCCAAACGCCAGCGAGCTGGTTGATATGGTTTACGAGTATTGCCGGAAGCGTGGCCTGTATCCGGACGCAGAGTCTTATCCGTGGAAATCAAACGCGCACTACTGGTTGGTTACCAACCTGTACCAGAACATGCGGACCAATGCGTTGACTGACGCGGAATTACGGCGCAAGGCTGCCGATGAACTGTCCTGTATGACCGCACGAATTAACCGTGGTGAGGCTATACCTGAACCAGTAAAACAACTTCCTGTCATGGGCGGTAGACCTCTAAATCGTGCACAGGCTCTGGCGAAGATCGCAGAAATCAAAGCGAAGTTCGGACTGAAAGGAGCAACTGTATGACGGGCAAAGAGGCAATTATTCATTACCTGGGGACGCATAAGAGCTTCTGTGCGCAGGACGTTGCTGCGGTAACAGGCGCAACAGTAACCAGTATAAATCAGGCTGCGGCTAAAATGGCACGGGCAGGAATCTTAGTCATTGATGGTAAGGTCTGGCGAACGGTGTATTACCGCTTCGCTACCAGGGAAGAACGGGAAGGAAAGGTGAGCACGAATCTGATTTTCAAGGAGTGTCGCCAGAGTGCCGCGATGAAACGAGTGTTGGCAGTGTATGGAGATATGAACTTAAACTTGCTGTGACGGTTTTCATCGGTAACACACCATGTAATCTAGCAGTCAGCTTAGAAATAGGAGCGGCAGTTAAAGATTTTTCAGTTAGTAGAAAATTACTGTTATTGCAGGGATCTAATCACCGGAGAGTCGTTCCATTTGTCTTATGATTACCTGAAGTCCGTTAGTTCGTTGGTAATCACCGTTTTTGTTAGAGAAGTAAGCATCGCTGACAAAATATTCTCAACGATGCCTGCTTTATTGCTACTACAAATTAATTAAATTGCATCTGCAAACTCTGGGATTTTTCGCTCAGGTATAATTGATGAGTTGCTGTTGTCACTTTTTTTATTTTCATGATTACGAATAGCCAATGACTCATTAAAGTCTTTTGCGACTGCTGTCTCAATAAATTCAATTTCTGAATCAGAGTGTTTTTTAACAGCTTCTTTGATCTCATCCAGAGTAACATAGAAAAACTCTTTTCTACGATTTACAAGATTGACTCTCTTTTTATCGAAGACATCATGTAGTTTTTTTTCTAATGATGGAGCGTCCTCCGAATAAATCATGGCATGTACATCAAAAATAAAAGGAACAGATGCATCACCGAGCTCATTTACACGGTCTTGCGGATCAAGACGTCGTGTCATGCCTATTTTATAAACATTCTCCCCAAAAGAACCTATGTTCGAAATAATATAAACATGACCTTGTTTGGTTTGTTGTGCCATGGATAATGCTCTTTGATGCTTTGATTCAGCCTGCGACAAACTCTGTTCTAGTTCGGCAATGCGATTTTCGAGGCGCTGCTTCATGTCACCAGTAACTTTTTCCATTTCCTTTCTTGCAGCTTCAATTGCTTTTTTATAACGGCGCTCTTCTGCCTCTGCGTCTTGCATGGCCTTTTCTATTTCTCGTTGTGCACGCTCCTCCTCTCTCATTTGTGCCCTTATTTCTGCCTGTTCTTCTTTTTCTTTCTGTTTTTGCTCACGATATTCATGGGTAAGCCACAATTCCTCAAGTTTTTTATTGAGGTATTTAGTGTTTATATATATGTGATTTTGCTCGTTTAGTTTATTTATGGCCTCAAATGCCTTTGTGATGCGTTCTTCCATTTTAGTGATGTTTTTCCACGTGCAATTGCTAATTGCAGCATCACATTCATTATTAAATGCTCTAGTAGTTAGCCTGATATTTCTGTCTGTCATTTTTTTACCCTCTGCTCGAGAGCCTTCAACAGTCCATTGGGTTGTACAATATACTGCGCCAGAGTGGGTTTTATCCCGCAGCATTAATTTCTGTTCATCCCTGATGGATTTTATTTTGTTTTTAAATTGCTCTGAATCTTCAAAATTAAAATGAGGTTCGTAAAATCCTAGTTCGGCTAGCTCAACATCTTCTGAATAAATAGAAATTTGCCTTACTAGTTTATCATATATTTCTTTCTTCTCTTTATAAGTTCTTCTTAGCTCTTGGATTTGTTTATTGATACCATCCATTTTTTCAATGGTGTTTGTTAGTTCATTATTGGCATTTTCTTTTACTTTTAGGGATTCTTCTTTTATTATGGAGCATTCTTGCTCTGTTTTCTCAATAAGCTTCTTACATTCTTCTTCTACATTAAAATAATCTGCAAAGCGAGATTTGTATTCTTCATTTTTTTGATTGCTATCACTTAATTCTAATTGTATTTTTTTGATGCGTTTGATTGCAGCTATATAAAGAACAAGAACAACCAATAAAAATATGATTGCAAGTAATAGAGGAGTTTGAGTCATTCGTGCTATTCCTTACGGACAATTTAAGACGTTTTGTATTAAATCCTGTTCAATGTGTATGCGGGTGATTGCTACCGCTTACAATCTTCATAATTATCAGTTAGATAGACTCGCTAGTAAATAATTTCATTTTTTGCAATATTCTTATTGAATATTTCAATTTATGAAATGAACTCTTTATCCTTTCAAGGCGAAAGGTTTCTTCTTCGGAAATATTTGCTCTCGTGTGACGTATAAAGACCTTTGATTTTCAAAAATCAGTAGGGAATAATATAGTTACTGTCGGCCTGAACACCCGGTGGTGGGGTTGCGCTAAACGGGGACGTTTATGCGCACACACAATCCAAACTCTCATCTCCATTCACAGATGCAGAAATGCACCTACGATTTTTTACATTCGGTGTTTTACTTCGACAGCCAGAATTGGGAGTCTCTATTCGTCTGGCGGCTAAAGGTGATATGGAAATCGTTATGTTTTGGCCTGAGGTAGTTGTAACTGTTGTAGCAGCTATGGCTGTGATCATCATGGTGTCCATTTACTGGGGTTGACGACATGATTTATCCGGCGCTATATTCTGTGCGTTGCCGCAAAATCGGCACACGGGATTGGCGTCCCGGGATACTACTCAACGCATACCGCGTTAAGCGGTTTTTTTGTGCGCTAAGCACGGCTATGCCCAAATTATGGTGGGCTGTGTGAGGGCTTCTTCGGAAGCGCCGGGTTTGAGTAGCCGGTTACGCCAACCTTACACAGTTCACCACCAGTCGATTGGCGTCGTTGGTGGTGATGGTTAACCTGATGAGGTGATACTATGACTACTCAATTAGCATTCCACAAAACGACGTTTACCCCGATTTGCCACAATAACAGAATTTGGCTTACTGCCACTGAAGTTGGTTTAGCACTGGAATATGCGGACGATAAAGCAGTTCAGCGCATTTACTCTCGGCACTCGGATGAATTCACAGATATGATGACAAGGGTGGTCAAAGTGACCACCCCTCGTGGAATGCAGGAGTCTCGAGTATTTAGCCTTCGCGGAGCCCATTTGATCGCCATGTTTGCTCGTACTCCTGTGGCCAAAGAATTCCGCCGCTGGGTTCTGGATATTCTCGATCGAGAAGTTCAACAATCCCCAATCACAAAACAATTCACTGATAACGAACTTTGCACACTCGCCTGGTTATGGCGAGCAAGTGATACGATGTTAACCGCCTGCCAGAACGTTACGCCCCTTCTTCAGGTCGCAGAGCATCGCGAAGCAGGTAGATTCACTTCAATCGAACAAGAATATCCTCGGATACTCAACAGGGCGCGAGAAATCCTTGCCAGAGAAACGGCGCATGTAAAATTCCAACCGTGGCAGGATGATAAGTGGAGTCGTGTGTTACCATATTTCCGTCAGAATCTGTTGCAATAAAGTCACTAGTTAGAAATACTGCCAGCATTCTGCGATGACGGAAGTGCTGGCATTTTTTTTGGTAATGTGCGAGTCCATTTCATAAAATACGGGTACTGGAACTGGACGATATAATCTAAAAGATACCATTATCAGTAGCATTAAAATCGCTATGTGCCGATACGGATATAAATTATATTGATTGTTCACATACCTTATTGGATATTACTGAGGGGTGTTTATATAAGGTGTAACGATGATGTGGAACTTTGACAGTGCCGACTTAAGTGCAATAGCAGCAGGCATTTCTGCGTTTGGCACATTAGCCGCAGCGGGGTCGGCGCTTGCAAGTTGGTGCACGTCAAAAAAAGCGCTGCAGCTACAAAATAGAGTTTACCTTTATGAGTCTTTAAAGGCTTGCGCTGAGAGAGCCAATTCATCAGCTAAAGATAAGCGCGGATCTGAATGGAGCGTTAATGATGCAGCGGATATCATCAGGTGCCTAGTACGGGCGATGGAGCTCATCAAGCAGGATAGCCAGCAGAAAGAAGGTAATCAGGCATTAATGTTGAAACAGTACTTTGTTAATCTGCTAATAATGGAACTGTACGAGGAAGTTCATAACGGTGATGCGGCTGATTCTGTTTTTAAAAGTACGGAACCTACACAAGTACTTGATAACTTATGGAGCAAATGGCAGGAGGCTATAGCTTTTTTTGATATTTGGAATTACCCAGTTGCGACTGAGGAAGACTTGGCAGACTAATTTTCAGCACATTTGATTTCCAATAATCAACCAGCCATAATCATGCCATTGGAGCTTGAACAACTCCGGTGACTTCTGCGCTAAACGGGGACGTTTATGCGCACATACAATCCAAACTCTCTTCTCCCTTCACAGATGCAGAGATGCACCTGCGATTTTTTGCATCCAGCGTTTGACCTCTGCGGAGGTGAAGCGTGAACCTCCCACAAGACGGCATCAAATTGCATCGTGGTAACTTCACCGCTATCGGCCAGCAGATCCAGCCTTATCTGGAGGAAGGCAAATGCTTTCGCATGGTGCTTAAACCGTGGCGTGAGAAACGCAGTCTTTCCCAGAATGCACTCAGCCACATGTGGTACAGCGAAATCAGTGAATACCTCATCAGCAGGGGTAAAACGTTCGCCACTCCAGCTTGGGTAAAAGATGCTCTCAAACACACATATCTCGGTTATGAAACCAAAGACCTGGTTGATGTCGTAACCGGTGATATCACCACTATCCAGTCGTTACGCCATACCTCCGATCTTGATACCGGAGAGATGTATGTCTTCCTGTGTAAGGTTGAAGCCTGGGCGATGAATATTGGTTGCCATCTGACTATTCCGCAGAGCTGCGAGTTCCAGCAGCTCCGTGACAAGCAGGAGGCGTAATGGCTACACCGCTTATTCGTGTCATGAACGGACACATCTACAGAGTATCAAATCGTCGTAAGCGTAAGCCTGAGCTGAAGCCATCCGAAATACCAACACTGCTCGGATATACCGCTAGCCTGGTTGATAAAAAATGGTTGCGACTGGCAGCAAGGAGGAATCATGGCTGATTTGAGAAAAGCAGCGCGTGGTCGGGAATGCCAGGTAAGAATCCCTGGCGTATGTAATGGCAATTCTGAAACGTCTGTACTGGCACATATCCGGCTGGCTGGATTGTGCGGTACCGGTATCAAACCGCCAGACCTGATTGCCACCATTGCATGTTCTGCCTGCCACGACGAAATCGACCGCCGCACACATTTTGTCGATGCTGCATATGCAAAAGAATGCGCGCTGGAAGGTATGGCGAGAACACAGGTTATCTGGCTGAAAGAGGGGGTTATTAAGGCGTGAATACCTACAGTATCACATTACCCTGGCCTCCGAGCAATAATCGCTATTACCGCCATAATCGCGGGCGCACGCACGTCAGTGCAGAGGGGCAGGCATACCGCGATAACGTCGCCCGAATCATTAAAAACGCAATGCTGGATATCGGCCTGGCTATGCCTGTGAAAATCCGCATTGAGTGCCACATGCCGGATCGCCGTCGCCGTGACCTGGATAATCTGCAAAAAGCCGCTTTTGACGCACTCACTAAAGCAGGTTTCTGGCTGGATGATGCTCAGGTCGTTGATTACCGCGTTGTGAAGATGCCTGTTACCAAAGGTGGGAGGCTGGAACTGACCATCACCGAAATGGGGAATGAATGATGTTTGAGTTTAATATGGCAGAACTTCTTCGCCACCGCTGGGGGCGTCTGCGCTTATATCGTTTCCCCGGTTCTGTTTTGACCGATTACCGAATACTGAAGAATTACGCCAAAACACTGACAGGAGCAGGAGTATGAAGTCAGAGATAACAATCAACTAATACTGTTTTGTTGATTTTTGCTTGTAATTGGCGTTCTGGTCTGAGTTTTGTGGAGTAAGTTGATGCGTGATATTCAGATGGTTCTTGAGCGTTGGGGAGCGTGGGCGGCTAATAATCATGAAGATGTGACCTGGTCGTCCATTGCCGCCGGTTTTAAGGGATTAATTCCTTCAAAAGTAAAATCTCGCCCGCAATGTTGTGACGATGATGCGATGGTGATATGCGGGTGCGTAGCCCGCCTTTACCGGAACAATCGCGATCTGCATGACTTGCTGGTTGATTACTACGTGTTGGGGGAGACGTTCATGGCGCTGGCACGGAAACATGGGTGCTCTGACACCTGTATAGGTAAACGCCTTCACAAAGCGGAGGGGATTGTTGAAGGCATGCTGATGATGCTGGGAGTGAGGCTTGAGATGGATCGGTATGTTGAGCGTGAATTGCCGGGAGGGAGAAGCTCTGTATTTTATCAGCGAAAAAATAGTTTACGATCGTAAAAATCTGCATATCATGATAAGAGTGGTTACATTGCCACGCAGCAGAACCCGCCGATGCGCGGGTTTTTTTGTACCCAGAATCCTGTGAGCTATACGGAAAGTACACAGAAAGGAAGGTACGACCGCAATTAATAACAAAATCTTAAAAATCTCATATGGCACTATTAGTTTTCTAAATATTGTGTATTTTTTGTATTACAGGATAACCCTGTAACGAAGTTTGCGTAACAGCATTTTGCTCTACGAGTTTGCCAGCCTCCCCCAGTGGCTGGCTTTTTTATGTCCGTAGCGTCAAAGCAGCAATGGCGCTGGGACGTCGTGCAACTGGTGTTGAGCTGGAGACTGAACGTTTTGAGCAGACGGTCAGGGAAGTTCAGAATTTAGTCAGTCAGAACGGATGATATTGCAGAATTAGTTACGTACCGTTATTATCCTGCGCCCGGCTCTTTAGCTCAGTGGTGAGAGCGAGCGACTCATAATCGCCAGGTCGCTGGTTCAAATCCAGCAAGGGCCACCATATCAGATACCGCCATTAGCTCATCGGGACAGAGCGCCAGCCTTCGAAGCTGGCTGCGCGGGGTTCAAGTCCCCGATGGCGGTCCATTATCGGTATTCAGCGTTGTTAGCTCGGCCTGACAGAGCAATTGCCTTCTAAGCAATCGGTCACTGGTTCGAATCCAGTATGGCGCACCATGAGGTCATCGTATAATGGCTATTACCTCGGCCTTCCAGGCTGATGATGCGGGTTCGATTCCAGCTGGCCGCTCCATAGAGGATTATGGGGACTGTATGTTGAGTATTTTTCTGCGTTACCTTTCATCGGTAAAAATGGGCAAGTATTCAAAGTGTTGATCATGTTGTAATATTACTCCTTTTGCTGAGTGTTGCGAATGGCTAAAGTTGACGTAAAATGCCCGTTTTGTGGGCAAACCGAATCATCGTGCCTGCCAGCACGGCATGAAAGAGCAAATTGTTGACCTTGCAATGAACAATGCGGGCATCCGTGACACCGCACGGGTGCTGCATATCAGCATTAATGCCGTTGTGCGCACATTAAAAAACTCGCACCACGATGTGTAACCACACTGCCGCTGGATGACCTGAAAATTCAGCTCATCTGTGAAGTTGATGAGATGTGGTCATTTGTCGGCAATAAAAAGCAACAGCGCTGGCTGTGGTATGCATGGGAGCCTCGTCTCAAACGTATTGTTGCCCATGCTTTTGGTCGTCGAAGTAAAAAGGTATTTCGCCAGTTACTGAAGCGGTTATCGGGATTTAATGTTGCTTTCTGGTGTACAGATAACTTCCGGGCTTACGACATATTGCCGAATGAAAAACACATCACAGGTAAGCTTTATACGCAACGCATCGAACGTGAAAACCTGAACCTCAGGAACAGACTGAAACGACTAAACCGGAAAACTCTGGGGTATTCGAAATCCACAGAAATGCACGACAAAGTGATTGGTACATTTATTGAGCGGGAATATTACCTGCGATAACAGGAATCAACACTTTGAATACACTACCGTAAAAATAAACACACAACAACTATTTATGCTGGCATTAGCAATGATAGTTATTGGTTTTCTCGGAACTTGTTTATTTATTTACTATATTTTTGTCGATAATTAATAATTTTAGTATTGAGCCAGAGTGGCCCAAACAGAAAATAAAGTTACTGTGAAACAGGGGTGTCTAATAAAAATAATCACCACTAAGTTCGGGGTTTTAAAAATGCTAAGAACATCACATTTCATTATGCCGGGTACTGGAGAATAACATGCTGTTTTGTTAAAAATGATTTTGCATGGTGAATCCCCCTGTGAGGCGGGGCATAATGACAGATGTTTGGTTGCGTATTGTATAGGCAAGTTGCGGATTCTGTCTGGTCATTGCAGAATTCACCGGGAGGCATCCGGCACCATGCAAAATTGTCTACACTACCACTGTAAAAAGCCCCTCTCCGGAGGGGCTTTTCTATGGGCAAAAAAAAGCCCTCAGTGAGTGGCGGGCGGGTCGCATGAATATACATCAGGTATTTTTATTATCGTGTTCTGATTTTTACCATCTGTGATAAGGCTGCGCAACTGCGCGGCCTTTTTCGTTTTGCGGGCTGCGGTTCTCCTCTTTTGATTCTCCGTGTAGCCGGACCGTGGCCCGCAACTGTTGAGGAAAATCCCGGAAAGGGGAGGAATAATGGCATTTAAACACTATGACGTGGTCAGGGCGGCGTCGCCGTCAGACCTTGCGAAACGAATAACTCAAAAACTGAAGGAAGGGTGGCAGCCTTATGGTAGTGCGCTGATTTCGACAGCTGGTTATGGTGCGGAGTTCATCCAGCCAGTTGTGAGTGAGGGGAGCATCTCATCACCAGAGGAGTCAGGCAACCGTCCGACGACCTCAGCGCCTTCTGTTGCGCCAGAATATTACTATGTGATCGCGCTTGCCGGTCAGTCCAATGGTATGGCTTTTGGCGAAGGGCTGCCGTTACCTGAAACCTATGACCGCCCTGAGCCG